CGTTGATGGAGGATGGTCGCTTGAGCTTGTCGAGATCGAAGATGCCGACACTGAGTGAGATGGCATCGCCGCTGCCGCGCGAATCGTCTTCGACGTACACGGACTACGCGACAGCGTGTGCAGAGCTTGGCGTCGCGCCGCTTGGTCGCATTGAGTGGGACAAGGCGGGACGTCCCACAGCTCCGCCGCCGCCTTCCCTGAAATAGAGTACGGCGAGAAATATGTCAGGCAAGAAGGGCTTGAGTGGACGCAAACCGGGAATCCCGAACAAAGTCACAGCTGACGTGCGCGTTGCCATCGCGGCTTTCGCGGAGCGCAACGCTCCGAATCTATCGCGGTGGCTTGATCGTGTCGCAAAGACAGATCCAGCTCGCGCCGCTGAGATTTACTTGCGGGCCATTGAGTACCATGTTCCCAAGCTTGCGCGTACGGAGATCACCGGCAAGGATGGTGGCCCGGTCGAGCAATCCCTCGAAGTGATCGGCGTCCCCTCTCCACGCGCAAAGCACAAATGAAAACACGCGTCGAGGTTCCCGCCAAGATGATGCCGTTCTGGTCGCCATCGCGCTACAAGATTGCGTACGGTGGTCGCGGCGCTGCGAAGTCGATGAACATCGCGCGGATGTTGTTGACCCTCGGAGCGCAGCGCGAGAGGCGTATCCTGTGCGGACGCGAGACGCAGAACTCCATCAAGGAGTCGGTGCATCAACTGCTCTGCGATCAGATCAAGGCTCTTAACCTGTCGTCGTTCTACGATCCCGGCGAGACTGTGATCAATGGGCGCAATGGCACGGTGTTTGGTTTCGTCGGCCTGCGGCAGCAGAACATCAACAAGATTCGCTCTTGGGAAGGCGCGGACATCTGTTGGGTGGAGGAAGGTCAGGCGGTGACGAAGAAGAGCTGGAGCATTCTCGTCCCGACGATACGGAAGGAAGATTCAGAGATCTGGTGCAGTTTCAACCCGGAGCTTGACACCGACGAGACGTACACGCGCTTCGTTACTGATGACACGCGTGACGATGCTGTCGTGATCGAAATGAACTGGCGCGACAATCCTTGGTTCCCCGATGTGCTGGAGAAGGAGCGGCTCGACCTGAAGCGTCGTGATCCGGTCGAGTACCAGTACGTCTGGGAGGGCAAGTGTCGCACTGCCGTCGAGGGTGCGATCTACGCGAACGAGATTGAGCAGATGCATCGCGAGAAGAGGTTCACGCGTGTCCCGTACGATCCACTGCTCAAGGTGCATACGATCTGGGATCTAGGTTGGAATGACGCGATGACGATCATCTTCGCGCAGCGTTCTGGATCCGAAGTGCGTTGCATTGATTACATCGAAGACTCGCACCGCACACTCGACAGCTACGTCGAGGACATCAAGGATCGCAAGTACAACTGGGGCACGGACTGGTTGCCGCACGACGGCGCGACGCACAACTTCCAGACTGGAATGTCGACGGAGAAGCGTCTCCGCAACATGGGCCGCAATGTGAAAGTGATCGAACAGGACAGCATCGAAGAGGGCATTCGTGCCGCGCGTATGCTGTTCCCGCGCACATGGTTCGATCGCGTGAAGTGCGCCCCTCTCGTCGATGCGCTGAAGCGTTACCGTCGCAACATCCCCACGACAACCAATGAACCTTCGCAGCCGGTGCATGACGGTGCGTCGCACGGTAGCGATGCGTATCGCGGTCTCGCGATGATCGTGGATCAGTTGTCGAACTCGACTGAGGGCAAGCGTCTCAAGGGCTTCGATCGCGTCGAGACGGGAAGGATGCTCTGATGGTTGACTACGCAGACCCGTCCGACATCAGTGCGAACCCGCAGGAACCGATGCCGGGGACGCCGGAGCTTCGCAAGAAGGGCAAGCGTCGTGACGACGAGGAGATCCTCAAGGAAGCGAAGGAACGCTACGAGGATGCGTCGGATCGCGATCGCAAGAACATCGAAGACGCGAAGAGCGACACCAAGTTCGTCTACATCGCGGGTGAGCAGTGGGATCCAGAGGTCAAGCGGCGTTGGGGTGATGACCCGGTGCTGGAGTTCCCGCAGCTCAAGCAGTTCGTCAACCAAGTCGTCAACGACCAGCGGCAGAATCGTCCCGGCATTCGCATCCATCCCGCAGGCCCGAACTCCAGTGACAAGACAGCGGAGATCTTGCAGGGTCACGCTCGTAACATTGAATACGATTGCAACGCCGAGGCCATCTACGACAACGGGTTCCAGTCCGCGGTAGTCGGTGGCCGTGGCTTTTGGAGATGGACGTCGGAGTATGAGAACGAGATGACGTTCGACCAGAAGCTCAAGCTCTGCCCCATCAACGACGCTTCCACCGTTCGCATCGACTTGGATTACCAAGAGCCGGATGCGAGCGACATGAACTTCATCTTTGTCGAGGAGCGACTGACGAAGGAGCAGTTCGAGAAGAGGTGGCCCGATGCCGACGCGGTGTCGTGGCAACCGAACGAGGACAACGCGGACTGGTACAACGGCAAGGACGAGATCGTCATCGCGGACTACTACCGTCGCACTTGCACGAAGCGAGTGCTGGTGATGATGAGTGACGGCAACAAGGGTTGGAAGGATCAGATGCCGAAGGGCATCATGCTTCCGCCCGATGTCACCATCATCGCGGAGCGTGAGAGCGACGTGTACGCCGTCGAGTGGTTCAAGATCGCTGGCGGTGAGCAGATCCTCGAAGAGTACGACTGGCCCGGTAAGACGATCCCGGTCGTGATGTGCGTTGGCGACACGATCATCATCGACGGTAAGCGCGTGTTCCAAGGTCTCATCCGTCAGGCGAAAGACGCGCAGCGGATGTACAACTACGAGAAGAGCATGAAAGCTCTGCACCTCTCGCTGGGTGCGCTCGCGCCGTGGATCGCAGCAGAGGGGCAGATCGAAGGTTATGAGGAGATCTGGCGCTCGGCGAACAAGACGCGGCATAGTGTCCTCCCCTACAAGCAGACGGACTACAACGGACAGCCCGCGCCCCCTCCCCAGCGGGCGCAACCAATGCCGATTCAGAGTGGATGGGCCGAAGCCGCGCAGTCGGACAAGGAAGACATCAAGAGCATCATCGGGATGTACCAGAACTCGCTGGGGATGCACTCGCAGGAGGTCTCTGGTCGTGCGATTCTTGCGCGCGAGAAGCAGGGGGACAACAGCACATTCCACTTCGCGGACAACATGAGCCGCGCGATTGCGTTGACGGGCCGCATCTACCTCGAAGTGGTCGGTACGTTCTACGACGAAGAGCGCATCATCACGACGATCTCAGACGATGACACGCGGATGCAGGTCACGGTCAACCAGCAGCACCAGCAGTACGACCCCGTGGCTGGTATGTGGAGTGCGATCAAGGGCAATGACCTCTCGCAAGGCGACTACGCGGTGACGGTCGAGTCTGGTCCCAGCTACGCCACTGCGCGCGAGCAGACGCGCGACTACATGATGCAGCTCGTACAGTCTGATCCGCAGATCCTCGCCATCGGTGGCGACATCATCGTGAAAGCGATGGATTTCCCCGATGCTGACAAACTCGCGGAGCGGATGCAGGCGATGATGCCGCCGCCGATTCAGCAACTCCTGCAAGCGGATAAGGCGAAGATGGGTCAGGGTGGCCCGCCGGATCCCGCGCAGTTGATGCAGCAGGTGCAGGAAATGAGTCAACAGCTCCAACAGGCGCAGCAGATGATGCAGCAGGCGCAGCAGCATATGCAAGAGCTTGAGAGCGGGCAGCAGGCGAAGATGGCGCAGGTGCAGTCCGACGAGAAGGTCGCGGTGGCGCGGCTACAGTCGGAGGAGCAGTTGGCGCAGATGAGGATTGCCTCCGAAGAGCGCATCGCTGTCGAACGTGGCAAGAGCGCGGAGCGCGTGGCTGAGATCAAGGGCAATGCCGACTTGATGAAGACGGGGCTGACAGCCATAATGACGCCGATTCCCGATGCGTTGCCGGAAGACAACGCGCCGCCCATGCAGTAGAGGAGAACCTAATGTCTTACATCCAGAATTTCACACCGACGAACAACCAGACGATCACCATCACTGCTGGTGTCGGCGCTGCTGCTGTCGCGTTGCCGACGGGCGGCACTGATCTGCTGCTCTCCAGCCCGTCGTCCAACACCGGCATCATCTTCTTCGAGACGTTTGGCGCTACCCCGGCGACGGCGGCAGTTGCCACTTCGACGCCGATCTTGCCGGGGCAGACGGCAGTGTTCTCTCGCAAGAACGGTGATGTCACGATCAGCACGATCAGCAACGTGGCAGCGCAGACGTTGTTCGTCACTGCTGGCGAAGGGGGCTGAGATGTCGCTGAAAGCAGTGGCGAAGCAAAGTAGCTTCTCTGGCGTCACCAATTTCGGCCTCGCGTTCACCGATACGTCGGGAACGCCGGGGAATGCGACCATCAGCACCCCCCGTGGACGGTGCAGCATCGCCGCGCTCGGGACGACGGTCACCATCACCAGCACGATCGTGACGGCGACCAGCACCATCCTCGCCGTGGTCAGCACCAATGACGCGACGGCAGTTCTGAAGAACGTGGTTCCCGGTGCTGGTTCGTTCGTCATCACGCTCAATGCGGCGACGACCGGCATCACCAACATCGACTTCATCGTCGTGAATTCATAATAGTTTCATCGTCGCGCCTGTAAACGGCGCATTTTGCTTGTCAACGTAGCAGAGGAGATTCAAATGCCCGGTTCCCAAACTTTTCTCGTACCAGCAGGAACGCAGCTCGCACCCACCTCGGTCACGCCGGGGATGACGGTTTGCGCTGGACCGCAGGTGCTCGCGGGCACCATGCTCGTCGAAACCGCGCCGACGCAGAACGGCCCGTGGCTCGCATGGGGTCCCGGTGCGAGCATCTCGCCCGCGTCGATCCGGCTCGCGCAAAACGGCTGGATTCGCGCCACGGCGGCGACGCAGGCGGGGATCGTTACCATCTCTGACCTCGCCATTCCGCTCTCCACGGTCGACGGTTCGATTCTTACCTCGACCGGCGTATACGCGTCGGGTTCGGCAACGACGGAGCAGATCGTGTATTCGCTTCGCACTCCGCCGGGGTTCCTGCCGCAGACGTTCCGCATGGAGATCGAAGGCAACGTGTCGATGACCAACAACGTGAACGCGAAGACGTTGCAGGTGCGGATGAACGGCATCGCCGGTACGCTGGTGCTGCAATCCCCGGCGCTCGCGTCGCAGCTCAACTACAACTTCAAGGCTGTTCTCGCAGGCATGGGCGACGGCGCGACGCTGAAGGGCTTCGGCGTCGGTGCGGCGGCTGGCTTTTGGGGTCTGTCCACGGTCGCGTACACCACGCTCGCGCGTGACTACGTCAACAACGAGACGGAGTTCGTCATCTCTGTCACCAAGGCGACGGCGGGCGACACGATGCAGATGGATGGCGTCGTGGTCAAGTTCTTCTCGTAACGGCAACCGAAGTGCGTACCGGCGCGCGTCGTACACCGGGTTGGCCTAACGGCCCCACTTGGAGAATATGTCCATGCCGGATGAACTGAATACCTCAGTAGTAGACCCGAACGTCGTCGCGGGTAGTGAAGCACCGACGAGTGATGCGCCCGAAACCACCCAGCAAGTAGAGGGTGGTGAAACCGCTGGAGACGCGGGCAGTCCAGACAAATCGGTCGCGGAGACTGATGAGCAGAAGAATGAGCGGACGCTTCGGCAGCGCGAAGAGCGCGCGAGGCGGAGAAATGATTCGGTTCAAAACCGGATCAACGAGCTGACGGCAGAGAAACACGCGGAACGCATCGCCCGTGAAAATGCGGAGAGGCGAGCGGACGAGCTTGTGCGGCAGATGCAGTACGGAAACGTACAACGTCGACCCGCAGGGGCGGAGCCACACCGCGCGGATTTCAATGATTGGGAAGCCTACGTCGAAGCACGGGCGGAGTGGAAGGCGAACTCCCTCGTGGATCAACGACTGGCGCGGCTGGATCATGACGCGAACCAGCGTCGGGCGATGGAGAACGTGAGCCAACGCTTGCACCAGATCCAGACGAACCTCAACCAAAGCCAGAAGGAGTTCGGGAAGACCCACGAGGACTACGCCGACGTGATCGACTCTCACGACGAGATCGTGCCTGCACCGGCGGCGCTCGCGGTCATGCAGCATCGTGACGCGGCGTCGTTGATGTACCACATGGGAAACAACCCTGACTTCGTGCTCCAACTCCAGCAAATGGAGCCGCTTCAGCAGCAGGTCGCTATTGGCGAACTCGCTGCTTCTCTTCGTTCTGGGTCACCGCGCGTCTCGAAAGCACCTTCGCCCGGTCGACCTGTCGGTTCGACACCCGGCTCCGCCACGGAGCCGCCTACCGACACGGATGCGTACATGAAGTGGGCGGAGAAACACATGAGGTGATTCAGAAATGGCTAACAACTTCCAGAACCCGGTCGTCTACACGAACGACTGTCTTCGTATCCTGAAGAACAACATCATCTTCGCGAACAAGATCAGTCGGGCGCAAGAAGACCAATTCGCAAAAGCGGGGATGAAGATCGGTGACACGATCAACATCCGTCGTCCCGCTCGCTTCTCCGTCATCACGGGTCAGGCATTCTCGGCGCAGGACTACATTGAGACGTCGGTTCCGCTGGTGGTCAACCTCCAGAAGCACGTCGACACGCAGTTCACGTCGAGCGACATGACGTTGAAGTTGCAAGACTTCAGCGACCGTGTGCTGAAGCCGAAGATGGTGCAACTGGCGCAGCAGGCCGACATCGATGGCTACATCAACGCGAAGAACACCGTCGGCAACTTGACGGGCACGGTCGGCACGTTCCCCAACAACGTGTCGTTCCTGTTCGACGTGGGTACGCGGATGGACGACTTCTCCGTCCCGCGTGACGGCGATCGCTATGCAGCGTTCGACCAACGTTCGACCAGCTCGTTGATCCAGTCGATGACGGGGTTCTTCAACCCGCAGGACAAGGTCGGCAAGCAGTTGAACGAGGCAGTGTGGATCGACGCGACCAATACCGTCGGGCTGAAGATCGGGATGTCGCAGAACGTCGCGCGGCACACGGTCGGGCCTCTCGGCGGCGCTCCGGTGGTCAATGGCGCGGCGCAGGGTCTTACGCAAGGTTGGGCGAACCAAGGTACGCTCATCACCAATACGTGGACGGCTGCGGCGGCACCTCGTGTCGCTGCGGGTGACGTGTTCACCATCGTCGGCCTCAACTCGGTGAACCCGGTCTCGAAGCAGAACACCGGTCAGTTGATGCAGTTCGTGTGCATCCAAGCGCAATCGTCGGATGCGGCGGGCAACCTGACGCTGAACATCTCGCCAGCCATCATCACGGCGGGGCCGTACCAGAACGTCGTCGCGTCGCCGACTAGCGGCAACGCGTTGACGTTCGTCGGAGCGGCGAACCAAGTGGCAGCGCGGAACATCTCGTGGCATAAAGATGCATTCTCGGCGGCGTTCGTGCCGTTGGTCGATCTGGCGTTCGCTGGCGGTTGGGGTGCGGTGAAGTCGCAGGATGGCTTCAGTGTCCGCGT